TTTATAGAAAATGCAACATCTGGATCGCAAAACATAATTATTTCACAAGGTAGTGGTGCTAATATAACTATACCTGCTGGAGATACTAAAGCAGTTTATTCAGATGGAGCAGGTTCTGGAGCAGCAATAGTAGATGCTTTTGCTAGTCTAAATGTAGTAGATTTAAAAGTAGAGGATGATTTAACAGTAACAGATGATGTATCTATAGGTGGAGATGCAACAGTTACAGGTGCTATTGCATCAACAGGAAACATAACAGAAAATTCAAGCCGAGTAGCAACTAATGGTAGGGCTATAGCTTTTGGTTTAATATTCGGATAATATAGGAGACAATTATGGCAACCCCAAATTTAGTAAACGTAACCAGTGTAACCCCATTTACAATCAATGGAGCTGTTACAACCTCTGCTGTAGACGTTATAGATGTAGCATCTGATAAGTGTCATAAAATTAACACTATTGTAATAGCAAACATAGATGGTTCTAGTGCTGCGGATATAACTATACAAATATCAACAGATAATGGATCTAACTATTATGCTATTGCGTCTACAGTTTCAGTTCCCGCAGATTCAACATTGGTGGTTATAGATAAAAACTCTCAATTATACCTAGATGAAACAGATTTGTTGCGAGTACAAGCTAGTGCAAATAGTGATTTAACATACACAATATCTGGTGAAATTTTAGATGATGCGTAAGGAGTTAAGATATGGCTCACTTTGCAGAACTTGACAGCAATAATAAAGTAATAAGAGTTTTAGTAATATCCAACGAAGAGGTAAATGCTAACGGCGGTGATCTTCACGCAGACGCAGAAACATTTGTAGCATCTATTGTCCCACACTTAAAAAACGGTGTTGCTTGGAAGCAAACTTCTTATAATCATAATTTTAGAAAACAATTTGCAGGTATAGATTTTACTTATGATAGTTCTAAAGACAAATTTTTACAGCCTCAACCTTTTCCGTCTTGGTCTTTAGACTCAAATGATGATTGGAGAGCTCCAGTAACTTATCCTAATACAGTTGATATAGGCGGTCTTAGAGCTAACGCAACATGGGATGAAACTAACCAAAGATGGATAGGTAAAACATTTAATGACAGCACTGACCCTGTAACAGAAACTGATTACGTTTGGGACGCTACTAATTTACAATGGAACGAGGTTTAATAATATGTCTATTACAAAAAATGAAAGAACACCATTAGTGGGAGCAACACAAACATCAACTTTTGGAGCAGTTGTAACATCTTTTAATTCTAGTGGTAACTTTGTAGCTCCACCTGCAACAACTTCTGTAACTTATCTAGTGTTAGCTGGTGGTGGTGCAGGCGGATTCTTTGGTGGGGGTGGAGGAGCTGGTGGCTACAGATCATCTACACCAGGCGAAGCATCTGGCGGTGGAGCTTCGGCAGAACCAGCTTTATCAATTACCGCAGGCTCAACAATACCTGTTACAGTTGGAGCAGGAGGAGCAGCTGTTGGTGCACACAACACATGGAATAAAGGATCAGATTCTAGTTTTGGGCCTATAACCTCTGAAGGCGGTGGGTCAGGCGGCAGTAGGTTTGCTTATATTGGACCAGCAGCAGGAAACCCCGCAGGTGGTAGTCAGCAAGGACAAGACGGAGGTTCAGGTGGTGGGGCTGGTATTTGGTATGGTGTTGGATCAGGAGGTGGTTTTGGTACATCAGGCCAAGGTTATCCATCTGGTCTTGCTAGAAGTCCAGCATCAAACTATGGTTGTGCTGTAGGTGGTGGTGGAGCAGGTGAAGCTGGTCAAAAAGGTAATCCTGATAATGTTATTGGAGGCAGAGGTGGACAAGGCGTAACATCTTCTATTACAGGCTCTCCAGTAGCTAGAGCAGACGGTGGGGGCGGAGCAGCTGGCGATAGCGGTCTTTCAGCTCCTAATGACAAAGGGGGTGCTCCTGGCCCTGGAGGCACTGGTGGAACAGGATATGGCAGTGGCTCTGATTCTGCTTTAGTATCAACAGCTGGTGCTGCTAATAAAGGTGGCGGTGGGGGCGGTGGTGCTTATGGTCCTGCGGTTCCTTCTAGAGTAGGTGCGGCTGGTGGTTCAGGGTTTGTTGCTGTTAATGATCCAAAAGGTAGTTTAGTAGCATCAAGTGTTTGGAATATAAGAGAGGTCACTAAAATAAAAAAAGCAGGTGGCAACTGGTATTAAGTAACACCACTAATGGAGTTATATTTTTGTATTAGTTTACAACGTGCAGGTAATACTTTATTAGGTAGTATTCTAAATCAAAATCCTGATATAACCTTTACAGCTAATAGTCCTCTTACAGAAATTATTTACCAGCTTGATTGTATAAAAAATCAAAAAAATTTAAAATTATCTCAACACCAAAATTTTCCTCATAACGATTCTTTAGACAATGTTATTAGAAAAACTTTTTACACTTATTCTGAAACATTTGGTACAAAATATGTTATTAACAGATCAAATTGGGGTTCAGAAGGCAACCTAGAATTACTTGAAAAATACTTTGATAAAAAAATTAAGTTTTTAATTATATATAGAGAACCATTAGAGTGTTTGGCTTCCTTATTGAAAGCTTATAAAATTAACAAAGGAGATAGTAATAAAGCAGCAGATCATTACATGAATATAGAAACAGGTGTTTTAGGTAATGTAATACATCAAATGCCTTTCATACAAAAAAATTATGAGCATTTATTGATAAGTTATGATGAGATAGTCAGTAATCCACAACAAGTTATAAACTCTATTTATAATTTCTTTAAAATTCCAAAATACACACACAGTTTTACAAATTTAAAACAATTTAAAATACAAGGCATACAATATAATGATTCTATTTTTGGTGATGTAGATTTACACACAATAAGAACAGACAAAATAGAAAAGAAATCCTACGCAATAGAAGATTTTTTATTACCCTCTGTAATAGCAAAGTATCAAAACACAGGAAAAAAATATGAATCTTAAATGGTATTATTGGTATTTTAAATCTGCCATACCAGAAAAAATATGTGACGACATAGTGCGTTACGGTCAAGAACAAAATAAACATATAGCTATTACAGGAAACAACAATCAAAACGAACTTACAGAAGCACAATTAAAAAACATACAAAAAAAACGCAAATCAGACATTGTATGGATGAGTGATAGGTGGATATATAATGAAATTCAACCTTATATTCATCAAGCTAATGCTAGTGCAAATTGGAATTTTGAGTGGGATTGGTCAGAGCCTTGTCAATTTACTGAATACAAAAAAGGACAATTTTATGATTGGCATTGTGACTCATACGAAGAGCCTTATGATGATCCTAAAAACCCTAACAGACATGGTAAATTAAGAAAATTAAGTATGACGGTATCACTTACAAACCCTGAAGAATACGAAGGTGGAGATTTGGAGTTTGATTTTAGAAATACAGACGAAGGTTCACAGCCAAGAATATGTGAAGAAATAAGACAAAAAGGTAGTGTGATTGTTTTTCCTTCTTTTGTTTGGCATAGGGTAAAACCAGTAACAAGAGGAACAAGACATTCTTTAGTATGTTGGAATATAGGATACCCATTTAAATGATTACTGAATTAAAAAATCCTTTGACCGAGGATTATAAAAATCTAAAAAAATTAGTCTTAACTCCTTATTTTCCTTGGTTTTATCATGAGAAAACAACACAGCCAGAAAACGAAGATATGAGTTTTTTTAGTCATGGTCTGTTGGGTAGACCAGTGCATGAAATAGAAGGTAGAAAATATCCAGCCATACCTGAAAGCAACTCTGATTATTTTTTGAATTGTTATTTTATTTTAAAAGAAATATTAGATTGTAATAATATAAATTTTGAAGTTATGTATCGAATGAATATTAATTTAACATTACATAGCAAAATAAAAGAAAGTGTGCCACATATAGACTCAAACTTACCACATAAGGTTGTTATTGTTTACTTAAATTCTTTCACACAAGGCAGAACTATAGTTTTAAATAAGGATCAAGAAAAATTTTATTCAAACCCAAAAGAAGACAACGTAATTATGTTTGACGGTAAGCATACACATTATCAAGAATGTCCTGGCAAACATGAAAAAAGAATAGTTATGGTTGCAAACTTTCAATAGGAGTTACTAATGAGTTTTAAAAAAAATGGATACCAACTAATAAAAGGTGCTATATCAAAAGAATTAGCAGATTTTTGCTATCAATACTTTTTGAACAAACGAGCAGTAGCAAAATATTTGTTTGATGAAAAATATATATCACCGTTTACTGAATACTTTGGAGTTTGGAATGACTCGCAAATACCAGAAACATATTCACACTATGCTGATATTGTTATGGAGACTTTGTTGCAACAAGTTAAACCGATTATGGAAAAGAAATCAGAAATTAAACTTATTGAAACTTATTCTTATGCAAGAATCTATAAAAAAGGTGATGAGTTAAAAAAACACAAAGATAGATATTCTTGTGAAATATCCACAACCATGAATTTAGGTGGTGATGATTGGCCTATATTTTTAGAGCCTGATATTAAAGTGCATTTAAAACCAGGAGATATGCTTATGTACCGTGGTTGCGAATTAGAGCATTGGCGTGAACCGTTTACAGGTGAAAACTGCGGACAAGTTTTTTTACACTACAACGATGCAAGTGGCAAAGATGCTCAAAAAAATAAATTTGATGGTAGATCTATCATTGGATTACCATCTTATTTTAAAACATGAGCTTTATAGGACAATACCAAATAAGTGAAGAAGCTGTTGATGAGCTTCTAGATTATTGGCATAAAAATAAATCTAAAGCAGAATTAGGTCTTGTTGGTAACGGTAAGCTAGATGAGGGTATCAAAAAATCACTAGAAATTATGATAGCACCTGAAGAGCTTACAAACTTTTTGTATAAAGATGAATTATTAAAATGTGTAAAACAATATACCACGGAATATAAATTTGCTAACGAAGTAGCATTTTACGGCATCAATCATGGCACCAAAATACAATATTATGATAAGGGCTGGGGTTTTTATAAATGGCATATTGAGAATGACGGCAACCCTAATGTTATTAATAGACATTTAGTTTTTAACACGTATTTAAATAATGTTAAAAATGGAGGCACAGAATTTTTATATCAAGATTGTATTACTAAGGCTACAAAAGGCTCAACAATAATTTTTCCTGCGGGTTGGACGCACGCTCATAGAGGACAAATATCTCAAAACCAAGAAAAATATATAATTACAGGATGGTTCAATTTTATTCAGTAAGATTGCGATAAGGAGTTTTTGCACTATAATAATATTTAACTTTGAGAACAAATTAAATAAAGGAGAATTAAATGAGTTTTTTAAAAAGATTATGGGGAAATTTGACTAATACAGAAGAAGTAAAAGTTAGAACACGTAACAAAAAAGGTCATTATGTAGCTGACGATAAATCTACACCAGATGTAAATGAAGCTTGGACCACAAAAAGAGTCAAAAAAACATCTAAAAAGTAATGGCTAAATCACCTGATGCGTTTGTTTATAACGCTACCCTAGAACGTATTGTTGATGGAGACACCTTTGATTGTTGTCTTGATCTTGGATTTGATGTAAAACTTCATAAACAGCGTGTTAGGCTTCACGGCATTGATACTCCAGAAAGCCGCACAAGGGATCTTGCAGAAAAAAAACTTGGTCTTGCTGCTAAATCAAGGTTACAAGAACTGTGTATTGGCAATATTAAAGTCAAGTCATTAGGCAAAGGCAAGTATGGTCGTATTCTAGGTATACCATATACTGAAGATGGCAGAGATATATGCCAAGTATTAATAAAAGAAGGTCATGCGGTAGAGTACAACGGAGGCAAAAAAACAAAAGTTTGGGGTGATTACTAATGGAGTCAGTAGTCACACTTATACAAGAGGTTGGGTTTCCTATAGCAGCTGCTCTTGGTCTAGGGTGGTTTATTTATAAATTAATAATGCGTATTGTTGACGGTATGGAAACAAAATTAGATACCGTTGATGAAAAAGTAGAGGGTCAAATTGCGGCTATTGAAGAACGATTAGGTACGAAACTTGACTCGCAACATGGTATTTTAGTAGCATTGATAGACAGAATACGCAGTTTAGATAACGAAATCATCAGACAAGACACTCTAATAAAAACAATATTAGGTGTGCCACAGTTAATAGATAGCAATAAAATAGCTAAAGCAGATAGAGATGACCAAAGAAAAGATTGATAAAGAAGAATTAGAAAGATATAGACTTACTTTAACTATTGTTTTTATAGGTTTTGTATTATTTTGTGGAATTATTGTTGTAAATTTACAAGCAGATACGATCACTCATAAATTTAAAAACCCATCTTTTAGTGGCATAAATACCTCTTCACATTATTTGACTATAGAAAACCAAGAGTTTAATAGAAAAATGAGTATTAAAGAAGAAATAAAAGCTATACAAGAACAGCTAGAAAGAGATAAAGAAAATACAACATTAGCAAGGTTTATTCGTAATTTAGAATCACGTATATATGCTCAACTATCAAGACAGCTTGTAGAAAATTTATTTGGGGAGACACCAAGCACAGAGGGAACTTTAACACTTGAGGGAAACACTATTCAATATAGTATTGAAGATGGAGTTATCACTCTAATTATTACGGATGAAAACGGTAATGTTACAGAAATACAGCTTCCTATTGGCGATTTTTCTTTCTAGTTGTAGTATTAATCCTATTGACGAAAATTTAAGACAAGGTAAATCTTTACCAAATATTTTACAAATACAATCAAAAGATCTGTTAGAAGTAGCTGAA